CGCATAAGTTTTGACACCAGTTGTGAAACCACCGGGTTTTCGCGGACGCGGATTCCGGCATAGTCGGTGAATCCGATAATGCCGTTGCGGATGTCGCGATTATCAAGGATGTCGGCGGTGAGGATTTTGTCGGCCTCAAAGTAGCGGGCTGGCAGGGTGGTCCATCCCCATTGGGCGATGACAACGATGTTGGCTGCGTCGTACAGGTAGGACCATACGCCGCCGCCGATAAGTCGGATGCGGGTGTAGGGGACTGTTTCGCCCATCGGGTTGAGACCGTTCAACGGTTCAAGTTGGTAACTGCTGGCGGCGAGTGTGTTGCCGGCATCGTGAACCGATGTGACCGATGCACAGTCGTGGATTTCGACCACGGTGGAGTCGTTGGATGAGGCTTTATAGGTACGAGATGTCGCGGGACCTGTGGCGATTGAGAAGCGGCGTCCGCAATGTTGGGCGATGGTTTCTTCGGCGGCGTCAATGGCGGCTTGGATGACCGAGTCGTCGGTGGACACCTCGACGCGTTTCCATGCTTTGAAGTTGGCGACCGACAGGTTGGACATTAGTTCGCTTTGCGGGGTCGGCCAGGTCGGCGTGCAGCGGTTTCTACGGGTGCCGTGTCGGCGGCGGTGTCGACGGTGTCGGGTTCGCCGATGATGCGGGCGATTTCGGCGTCAACCTGTGCGACCCGGTCGGGGAGGTTGCGGACGAGATAGCCGAGGCGTTCGCGCTTCAATGATTCGAGGCGGTCGGCCACGGTCAGCCTCCCATGTCGTATTCACGCACCGCAAACGTGAAGCTCGGGGTGGTGCCACCGATGGTGTAGACGATGCGAAACACGTTGCTCTTTACGGTGAAGCGTTTGGCGACGTTGGTGGCGGCGGTGATTTGGGTGAACGAGTCGACAGGGTCGCTGCTCGCCCATGTGGCTCCACCGTCGGGCGACCACTGGATGGTGATGTCAAGGGTGGGGGTGGTGCCCGATGCGGCGGTGACAGCGACGAGAAGTGAGATAACCGGTACCTGTCCGCATTGGAGGCTGGCCGACTGGCCACTTGCGGTGCGGGCGGCCGAGCTGATGACGGTGACGGGTGTTTCGTACATGGTGCCTTCCGTAGTGGTGGTGGTGGTGACCCCGCCCGAGGGACGCGGGCGGGGTCACACCATCGGTGTTCCGACTAGGTCAGAACGTGGGGGTGACGAGACCCGTACCCGAGATGCTGGCGTGAGCGGCAGGGTAGCGGCCGAAGGTGTACGCGAAGTACGAGTAGACGACGAAGAGAACGCCGAGGGTGGCGGCGGCCGGCTGCTCGGCACGGATGAACAGCGGAGCGTTCGGGTCTTCCCACAGGTGGGCTTCGTCGGCGGTGATGCCGTAGATCCGGTCTTCGTTCGTACCGGCACCGAAGTTGGTGGCGATGCTGGCGTCAAGGATGACCGGGACACCGGCAAGGTAGCCGGCGATGGTCACACCGTCGGCGGTGTTGTTGTAGGCGCCGCTGCCGCTGTACGAGCCGCCGGTCTGCGGGCCGGAGTTGGCGACCTGCAAGAACGGCCACGACGTGCCGACCTGCGATGCCAGCCAGTTCCAGCGACGCGGGTGCATCACGAAGTGGCTGATGCCCATGTAGACCGCCGACTGAACCTGCGACACCAACGCAAACAGCTTCGGGTAGAGCTCGGGTGCCGTGGGGGTGGCGTCCGTGTACGCGATGGTGGTGCCAAGCGTGATGGCGTCAAGACCGTTGGTCGCCTGGTTGATGAGCGTGGAGTTCAGCACGGTGTGGACGCGACGGACGAGGTCGCCGACGACGACGGCTTCGGTGCCGGTGCCACGGTTCAGCGCCTGCAACGAGATGGTCTGCTGGCCGGCGGCGGTCTGCACCGTCGGGCTCAACAGGGTGTCGTCGATGTTGGTTTCCGAGACTGCCGAGTTTTCCGACGCCTGCAACGCTGCCGAGGTGGCGGTGGTGATGCGGCTGATGTTGACGGTCATGCCGCTGGCGGGGAGTTCCCACTTGCGGGCGATGTTGGCGGTGGGACGCATGGCGGCGACGGCGGGGGCGACGAGGTCGGTGAGGTACTGAGGCACGACGAGACCGGCGAACGCCGAGGTGCCGGCGGCGCGGGTTTCGAAGCCGGGACGGTCGACACGCTCTTCGGCCATGTGACGCTCCAACCGCTCCGACGCGCCAGCGACATGGCCAGCGACTCGGGAGGCAACATCGTTGAGGAACGACACACCGCCGCGCTCGGCGTCCTTTGAGTAGGTGCGGGCTTCGCGGCGGACGACGGCGGCGGGCTGGTGGACCTTGGCGGCCTCAACTCGGCGAGCCTCGATACCTTCGAGGTCGGCGATGCGAGCGTTGAGGGTGTCAATGTCGGCGTCGGCGGCGTGGACTCGGTCCTTTGCGGCGGCGAAACGCTGGGCTTCGGCGTCGTTGAGGTCGCGGGCTTCGGCGGCGGGGGCGTCAAGGATGGCATCGAGTTCGGCCTTGGCTGCGATTCGCTCGTCGATGCGAGCCTGCAGCTTTGACCGGAGGGTGGTCAGGAAGTCGGACATGGTGGGTTTCTCCGGGGGTAAGAGTGGGTGGTGGTTGCTGGTTGTGTCAGGTGTTCCGGGTGTCGGCATGGTGTCCACGTTGTGGGCGGCGATGCGGGCGGCGCGGGACGGCGTGACGCGATTTGGTGTTCAGAGTAGAGCGGCTGCTTGTGCCTTTGCGAGCGATAGCGGAAATCCTTTGCGTTCGCCCATCGTGATGAGAGCCGGCGGGATGACCCATCGTTTGCAGATTCCGCCGGGCGCGATGTCACCGGCGACGATTTCGCATCGGTTGCCGCCTTCAAAGTAGACGCATGATGAGCACATGAGACCAGGGAACGGGGATTCGGCGACGTAGTGTGCGCCGTCGGGCCCGGACGACTGGTCAAACTGGCCGAATGTTTCAACGAGTGTTTCGTCGTTGGCGTACATCGCGGCCATTCGAGGGGTCCATCCGTCCTCTAGTTCGCGAGTCTCAACGATGTTGCTATCAGTTCGGATGGTGGTGGCGAGCGGGGTGGAGTCAGGGACGACGCCGACGATGGTGGCAGGGTTGGCCGGAAATGTGACCACCGATACGTCAAACATTTTGGCTTCGGTGATGGTGCGTTCGGTGTAGTCCGCGTTCCATTCCTGTCGCATCACGACGAATGCCCATGAGCATTGGTCAACGTTGCCGGATTCGATTGCGATGGCGAGGTCTCGGGCGTCGGTACGGTTGCCGTCCAAGGTGGCTCGGAACCATAGGCCGATGTTGTCGGCGCGTAGTTCAAGATCGCCATCTTTCACGCGGGCGAGAGCTATGCCTTCGTGGTTTGCGAGCAGCCTTACGTCGTCGCCTTCGGCGATGCTTTTGTCGACTGCGCCTCGGGCGATGGTCTCCAACCAGCCGTAGGGGGGTCCGCCGGCGACAGGGTAGAACGTGTCCCATGTGGCGGCGTAGCCTTCGATGATGATGCCGTTCTCGCCTTTGGCGCGTGCTTCGATGGTGTTGCGTCGTACCTCGACGCGTTGCGATTTGAGGCGTCCGGATTCGGTGCGGGTGGCGACGGTGGAGATGTCTGCGAGGTTGACACCGCGTTCGGTGAGCGGGGTGTAGGCATCTTTGAGGGAGCGGGTAAGCATGTCGCGCATGGTGTTTCCTTAGACGAGTGCGAGGATGAGGGCGACGTTGGGGTCGTATTCGTCGGCGGTGATTTCGGGGAATCGAATCGGATGATACCTACCGCCGGCGGGGCTGCCGTTGGACGGTGTGGTTCCGGCAGTGAATGCGCCGCTGATGCCGACGACGGTGACGCTGCCGCTACTACCTGACCAGGTTTGTGGGTAGACGAATCTTCCGCCGGTGCCCGTGATGGTGATGGTGCCGACGGTGCCTGCCCATGTTTGGGGTGCGCCACCGGTTGTGAACGTGCCGGATGTTCCCGTGATGGTGATGCTGCCGCTGGTGCCTGTCCATGTGACGGTTCCGGCGGTGAATGCGCCGCTGATGCCGACGACGGTGACAGTGCCGCTACTACCTGACCAGGTTTGTGGTGGGTTGGTGGCTGCTTGTCCGAATAGTAGAAATAGCGACATTGGTCACCGCCTTGGTGGTCGCCGATACATGGTTTGCCATGCGGCGTCAAATGGTGTGGGCGGTTTGTTGGTGGTGAGAGTGGCGGTGCCGGTTTCGGTTCCGAGCAGACTGAGCCGCACCGTTTGCGGTGTTGTGCCAAACAACATGCGAGCAAATCCGAGGTCGGCGGAGTCG